ATGGGAAATTTTAATCTTGAATTTATTAAGAAACGCCGTCAAGAATTGAACTTATCACTTCAAGAAATGGCGGAGTCACTTGGTTTTAAGAATGCTTCAACATATATGAAGTATGAGGATGGTACTTACTTATTTAAAGCGAACCACTTGCCGATTTTAGCAAATAAACTCAATGCAAACATTGAAGATTTTTTTGCTCAAAACTTTGCTGAAATAGCAAAGTCTGAATATTCCGCTACTAAGGAGGTTGTCTAAGTGAGCATTGTACTTATTGAAACTGATGAACTAGAGAAAATTATTAACAAGGCTATCTCTACTGCATTAGAAGGCCAAATGAGCAATAGCTTGCCTCCACTTCTAACCAGACAACAATTCATGGAATTACTTGAGATCGGTGCGACAAAAGCTGCAGAACTCTTCAATCGACCTGGATTCCCTGTCACAAGGGAGTTCGGTAATCCTCGAGTAATCACCCGCCTGCTTCTTCTGTGGGCAGAGGAAAACAGTGAATGGATGAGCCAGAATGCCAATGTAAGTTGGAAGTCAGCAATATAGCAAACCCGCCATGCAATACCGGCTGCGGCGGGTTGGGGAAGGCATCGGCAAGGGGAATTGCTTGAATTAATCATACATCATGCCTCTGTCCAATAGCATCCCCATAATCTGGACAAATGAGGTGGAATTCAGTTGGCAATTGGACATTTTCCTTCGGCCCTGCAAGATGTGATGAAACGTCAGGGTCATACATTAGCACAGACAGGTAGAGCCGCCAACGTAGACGGTTCACAGGTAGGAAAGATCGTCAAGGGTAGCCGTAGGGCATCCAAGCCTGTTATGAGGGCGGCAATTGAGCACTACGATGATGGACAGCTTTCACTTGCAGCTGCCGCAGATGTAACTGGTGGGGCTTTTGCCCCTTGGTTAGACAACGTAGACCTACATAGAGCAAGCGTTTTATTCAAAACTATCGAAGAAATGCAGGAAGTGCTCGAAGCTTCTGGACATGCTCCAATCAGTAAGACGAATGAACAGATCAACGAAACCGAACGTCAGGAGATAAAACGACTGCTAATGGAGACGGTGGAAGCGATCACGGCGCTGACGCACTTGGCGGTTGCTATCTGCAAGGAGTATTCATTTAGTTGGTTGGGAACTTGGAAAGATCATCGAGCCGAACTGAAAGCTAAAAACTATGTGAAATGAGGATTGTTTATGCGAATTGAAGATTTGGAAGAGCAAGCGCGGTTTGAAGCAAAGAACGCTAAGCGAAATCTGAAAATGATCAAACGCCAGGCTGAGTATATTGATCCGATAAAGTTGAAACGAAACATTCGTTGGCTGGAAATGCTGATTTGGTTGCACGAATGTGAAATGCATCATGCCAAAGAACAACATAAAAAAGCCCGCCTTGCAGGGCGGACCTCATTGAGAACCCGTTTAAAGTATCTCGTTGTGTCTATTTTACGCGAAGATAACCATAAACACAATGAGAAAACGGCGTAATTAAACAGACATTGGCTAATTGTTGATATCGCGATTACTTACTTTTCTTGAACTGAGATGATGCACCCAAAGTTCGGCTTTTCAGCATTTCCTCCGGTAATTTTCTTTATTTTTACACTGAGTCGAGTCCCGTTATCAATTATTTCTGCGAGATCAACAGCATCATGGGAATCAATGAAGCCGATCTGACCAAACTTTGTCCAGACTTCGATTGCTTCGGGATATTTTTTGCTTGGTTTTCTTTTTAAAGTAACTTCTTGATCAGGAACACATTTCTTTAATAGGTTTTGTCGATTCATACCATTGGAATTATCAAAAGAAACACCGACAACACGGAAATCAGTGTCTATGTCATTCATTGTCAGTCTATCCTGATTAGGTTTTTGTTTTCCAAATAGCCATTTAAACATCATGTCACACACCTTTCTTCCAGCTAATAACCAATATTCGACAGAAGTTATCAAAAATCCTACAGCTAGAAATTGAAAGAGGTTTAAGAGTATGGACTATGAGCATCACTTTAATAGATTTTCTGAGGTGTTTAGTAGTTTTAAAACTGAAAACAAAGACGGACATCTAGCGATGGATTTATCTAGAAGTTTCTATGTTGCCATGTCAAACGCCATTCTTAAGAGAGATTACGTGAAAGATACAGAGAAAATTACTGAATTAAAGGCTCTAAATGATGCCTATAACCATAGTTTTCCCGCCTGACGAGGCCTGAGGGATACAGGCCGAAACCCCGAAAGGGGTCGCGGATATCCGCCGTAGCTGTATCTTGCAGCGTCGAACCTTAGAAATAACCTTCCTCCGGTTTGGCGTTGCAAGATGCGGCTGACGCATCACAATTCAATTTGAAAGGGGTAAGACTTATGATTCCCAAAGAATTGCTACAGGATCGTTACTGGCGGGGGCTGATTTACATTTTTACACAACATGCAAAACTTAGCCGTTATCTTACACCAGAATTTGTCGATTTTGAAGAGTTATCTGTCCATGTGGACAAGCTCAAAAAAGCTTCTAAGGGCTGGAGCACATCAGAGAAGTTCATGCTTGCTCTGGCGCTGCACCTCTATAACGGGCGCAATAAGGTAGATTTGTCCGAGGCTGACCGTTTGGATGATAAGAACACTGAAATCGCGCTGAAAGCTCTTCGGCTTCGGTATACGGGGTAAAGGGGGGCAGCGGCGATGCTCGTACTCAGGGGTGACACAGTCCGAACAAGCTGCGGCCTGTCCGGTGAGGTGCTGGATATATGGGGCATTGCCCGACCTTGGGCTAAGCTTCGGAAGGACAATGGAGAATTAGCATTCGTCCTGCGTACGAATGTCACAGAAATTATAAATCGCCCCAAACCGAAGAAGGGAAAATGATGATTATAACAGAGGTGAGCTTATGCCAACAGATAGCTTTCCTTTTCCAATCTTCTCCGGGTTATTTTCGCCGCAACACTATGAAAAAATAGGATCGGCGATATGGCTATTCGCTTGGTGTGTTAGCTCCACGACTAAGGAAGTCGAAGAGGACGGAACTGTTTGGGGACTTGTCCTGGGTGGCAAGCCGATGAAGCTTTCTGAAATCGGTGAGAACTTTGGGGTTACCGATAAAAGCATCAGCAGATGGATAAGTGATCTCCAGAATCACGGTTACATCCATATCATTAGAGCGCCCCGGGGTTTGATCATAAGGGTTAGGAAGTCCAAGAAAGGCATATTGAAGAGATCGGACAAAAATGTCTCATCATCAAATAGTGATCAGACAAAAATGTCCGATCAGAGCACGAGTGATCAGACAAAAACGTCCGATCATGAAGCGATTTTACCGAGTGATCAGACAATATTGTCCGATGCAAAAGATATTAAAGATCTTATTACTACTACTACTATTATAAAAAATGAGTTTTCAGAAGAAATCATCCCAGATCCTAAAACGGACGGGATGGTCGCAATTTTAAACGCTTATTGCAAATTGCATGATAAGTTCGATATTCACGTCTCCACAAACGATCGCGAAGCCATGGGTAAGATGGTCGCCGCAGGGATGCCAGTACCCTTTACCATCACAACTATGGAGAGCCAATACAAGGCAAAGCGAAAACGCGAGGGAGAAGATTTCGAGCAGCCCAACAGTTTTACTTATTACGTGAAAGGCTTGAAATCAGCATGGCGGAATGCTAACAAGACTACGAAGCCTAAAGGGTCAATAACCCAAACACCACTGCCAGCCCCGCCGCAGCGACTAACCAAGCAGCAGCAAGAGCTTGCAGACCTTAAACGTAGAGCAAAGGAGGCAAAGCAGCTTGAAGAGAGCACAAGTTATTGATCTACTCATTAAGCTCAAGGAAGAATACGCACATCAGATTGATACCAGCGATACTGAAATAGACCGGCTTTACGAACATCTAAAGGATTTCCCTTTTGACAAGGCTGTCGAGAACGTACGGCAGCACATTTTAACAAACTCATGGCCCCCGAAAATCGCTCAGATACGCGGTGGGCAGGGAGACATGAAAGAGGATTTTCGGAGCAAGGTAGATGCTGCTCACATTTTGGCAGAAAGAGAAAACAGCCGTTCAGAAGTGGTACTGCCACCTGCAGGATGGAAGGAGTCATTATATGCAAAGCTTGGATACACGCGAACTACCGAATAGCCCGGCAGCAGAAGCAACGGTTCTCGGTGCAATCCTAATTGACAAAACAGGGGATGCCGCAGAGATTGCGTCCAGTCTAGAGCCTGAGACATTCTTTAATCCGGCACATCGACAGATATTTAAGGCCATGCTTAACCTTCACAGAACCGACGATCCTATCGAGCTGCCGGCACTTGTCAATGAACTAAACGGAATGAAGCAGCTGGAGAAAATCGGTGGGGTTAGCTATCTGGCTAAGTTAGCTCATGCAGTACCGACTGCGGCCAATGTTGGCTATTACATCGGCTTGCTTGAGGATAAGCACACTTTGCGAAAGGCCATTTATGCGGCTGAAAGGCAGATGCTAAAGGCTTATGAAAGCGATGATGCCGGGCTGGTTGTTAACAGCATGCTGAATGAAGCAGCGGCTCTATCGGATCAAGCTTCCTCAGATGATGATTTCCAACCAATCAAAGAAGTGCTATTCAAGGTAATAGAATCAACGGAGGAACGTTGTGAAAATGTTAAGAACGGCATCACAACGGGGCTTTACACTGGATACACGGATTTAGACGGTATGCTGGCTGGTCTACATAAAGGTGATCTAATTATAGTCGCTGCCCGTCCATCCGTAGGCAAGACCGCATTTGCTCTGAACATAGCACAGAACGTGGCTGTGAAAACCAAGGAAACCGTAGCAGTGTTTAGTTTGGAAATGTCGGCACCGCAGCTAGTGCAACGCATGGTTAGTGCAGAAGTTAATCTGGATGCTAATACGATGCGGACCGGAGAAATGAAAGCACATGATTGGGACAAAATGGCTGGTGCTGCTTCCATTCTCGGTGAAGCTAATATCTTCATTGCCGATCCGGGCGTAATCACGGTTCAGGAGATCCGCACGCGCTGCCGCCGATTGAAGAAGAGTCAAGGTCTTGGGCTGATTGTCATTGATTATCTACAGTTGATTCAAGGCAGGGGTAAAGGTGGCGAGAACCGCCAGCAGGAAGTATCAGAGATTTCGAGGACGCTTAAGCAGATTGCCCGTGAACTGGATGTACCGGTGATTGCTCTTTCCCAGCTCAGTCGGGCAGTAGAGCAGCGCCAGGACAAGCGTCCAATGATGAGTGACCTTCGAGAGTCTGGAGCTATAGAACAGGATGCGGATGTAGTGGCCTTCCTATACCGGGATGATTACTACAACCAGGATAGCGAGAAAAAGAACATTATCGAAATCATCATCGCCAAGCAGCGTAACGGTTCGGTGGGAACCGTAGAACTTATATTCCTCAAGCAATTTAATAAATTCGTGAATTACGAACGGGTACATGCTTCGTGATTTGCTTAGAATGCTGCACAGTAGACGCATACGGCGCAATAGAAAGGAAGGATAAAATATGAATGAAAACACTTGGGGATTGCAGTTTGTGAGAGTTAACGTTCAAGATAATCAATTTGAAACTTTACTGATTTTAAAAGGTGTATCAGAAGAGTATGCAAAAGAAACGTTTGAACGTATCAAATCAGAGTTCGTTAAGAATCAAGGTGAACCCGATTGCGTGGTTGATCTGCTCAATGAAGAAGACAGCATAGTAGACGATTTTGCAATTACTCTTGTTCAAGCAAAAACCATAGCTTCATTGTTGGGTCATTCTATTACTGAATAGCACGAAGAGATAGCGAAGGAGTTAAGGATATGAATAAAAATCAAATTGGTTGCGTGGAACATGCTTTGAGAAATCAGAATCGGTTCTATGCTTCAGCGGATGACAAAGACTGGAATGACCTTGTTGAAAAAGGGTATGCGACCAAGCACCCAGGCTGGGAAGATAGCATGGCATACTTCCGAGTAACAGGTAGTGGGAAAAAGGCCTTGAGTGAAGTTGATTAGCGCATGAATCTGTGAAGGAGGGATTCCCTGATGAGCACTCTATCCTCAATCCATCCAAAAGCCGTGAATATGATCAATATGGCTCTTAGCAAGGTAATTCGCAGAGGTAGCAAGATTGAGCGCATGCAGTTACATGTATGTCCACGTTCCGAACTAGCTCAACATCAAATCATTCAGACAACTTTTGGAGACTTGCGGATTCGATTAAACGATTTTTTTCCAAAAGGCTACTCTTATTTACTGGAAGAACCAGGAGGAGCTAAGAGAGGGTTTGCTTGGGTATCAATACCGAAAGATGCGAGGATAACAGAAAATCGGAAAAAGGAGGCATAAAATGATCATCAAAACAATCAAAAATATCAATTCATCAGCTGGAAGTATTGTTTCAGGAGTATCATTCCGAGCACAACGTGAACGAGGTGGTTACAACATAACATTCGGAGAATTTAAAGGTCAGTACATTCCAGCAACATCAGCAATCATACTCAGTGATATCGTACTCGACGAAGATGGTAAAATGCCGCGTGGATCTAGATATGCATAGTAAACATGAAAAGACCCCCTAATCCTTGGCGGGGCTGGGGGTCAATGAATGGTAAGGTATTCCTCAAACCCATTATAACACAAAGGGGAATGAGAGGAATGGCAATGGTGTGGGAACAAGGGGAGCTTTTTCCGAAAGCAAATGAGTTAGAGAGTCAACGAACAAAATTCCTTCTCGGCAAATATAAAAGCATGAAACTATTAATGGATGATTACGAGAAAAATACCAAAGCTATGCAGATGATCGGGATTGATGGAGAAGTAGCCCGTCGAATTGATTCGGACGAGTTACATGCGGATAAGACGGCCAATGCCGTTATTTTAATGGATAAACAGCGCTGGGTATATGAGCAGTACCAGCTTTACACCAGCACGATCCATAGGGCCATTTTATTGATACAAGATGATGAGGCTAAACAAGCTGTGATCCACCGCTACCTTGAAGGGCATTCCTTCAAAGAAACTATTCTATTTTTTAGACACGGCTTGAGTGATAGCACGATTCGCCGCAAGCTCAGTGAAGGGATAGAGAGCATTGCCAACACCCTGAAGCTAATGGGAATAATTGAACAGATAAAAGAATAAAAACATGAGTGATTATAGGAGTTTTGAAAACTATATAAAAAAACCAGTAGATGCTACCCTACTGGTTTTTTTATATACTGAGAGTTTTGTTGAATGTAGAAGATTTATAATTTATTCATCATCTTCGTCATCTTCGTCATCCACATTAATTCCACAAGTCTCTAGATAAAAATCGAGATCAATGCCATATTTCCTCGATAATTTTACAAAGTCTTCCGCTATCAGAGTCCAATTTGAATTCCATGCATTGTTAAAATAAAGATCAATATCGGTATAAATCATTACATACCGTAACAAGCCCATATAGTTAGTAGCTACAGCTATTAATAAGGGGTAATTTCTACTTACATTAGATACTATATTATCTAATTGTTTAAGATCGTAAATACCAAAATTTAATAATTCTTCTACTATTAAAGATTCAGAACGATTGAATGTAGGATCTATTATTTCGCTTTCTATATAAAAATCAAGCTTATGTAGTAAGTAATTTTCGAGAGAAGTTGCGTTAATAGGCGAATCATATTCGCCATTTTTTGCTTTTCCTTCTGTTTCTTTTTCGTATGCATCAAGTGTATTTACAATCGCATCAAATTCCCTATCAACAAGTTCCAAAGTTGCAGAAGCAAGTGAAAATCTTCGCTCAATATCGTATTCTGGAGGGAATTGGCCTGTGAATTTATAACTTCTATCATGTGTAATATCTGCCCATGCATGTTCAAGCAATGTCCTTATCTGAATTTCAAAGTGAAGATCTTTAAATCCTTTATATTCTGGTAAGGCTAATCTTTCATCAGTTAAAGTGGCGACATAGTGAACTGAGCGATATCCAACTTTGTCTTTTCCTAGCTCACTACTTTTATCTATACTGTTTTTTTCGTCAATTTTGAACAGAGGTTTAATAATCTCACATGCTTTAATTACTTCACTTCTTACGTAAGTAATGATTCGAATACCAGCTAAGTCTTGAATTTGATGTTTTGGATCGTTATATTTGTCTTTCTGAGCCTTTTTGACAAAGCTATCTAGATCTTTACCTCTGCTTGAGATTGAATAGTATGTAACGCCTTCCGAATCTAATAATTCTTTTATTATAGCTTCAACTTTGTTTGCAAGGTTGCTGTAAATTTGGCGATTTTCGGTGTACCAACCTCTTAAATCCTCAACGCTTTTATTTTGTATTGACGACATAGTTTTCCCTCATCTTTCATAAATTTCGATAGTATAATAAATTTCGATATTTGTTTCGTTATTTCCTTTTTTTTCTTTTTGGATGTTCAAATTCTTCAAGAAATATTGATTATTAATTGAACGTAACATGAACTTAAGATGAACGCCACCTGATAGGATTTCCGTGTTACATTGGTAATGTAGAAATCAGGCGAGATTAAAACTCATGACTCTATCATGTAGGTCTAACTAGGGCGTAACTCTTCTCGCCTGTTATATTTTAAAATCATAATCTAAAAGTCGCTCTTTCCTGAGCGGCTTTTTATTTTTCATTGGAGGAATAGTGATGAAGAAGACTAAGTGCCTCAGAGAACCACCGGATAAGCAGCAGCTTGTTATTTGTAAGGGATGTATTTGGGGACGATGGGAAGCATCTATTCAGTTCTGTTCTAAGGCTATTGGATGTGTTAGGGCTAACGGTGGTGAGGGCAAATGAACTTTGTTCAGCCAATCCGCGACCCGGAAACGGTTCAAGACATTAAGGATTACCTTAAGAATAAGAACCTTAGAGATTTCATAATGTTCCTGCTGGGCATTTATACGGGCCTGCGGATCAGTGACATTCTGAGACTACGCGTCAAGGATGTATCTGGGTCTCATATCTCTATTAGAGAAAAGAAGACCAATAAACAGAAACGGATATATATGGCTCCTGAATTGAAAAAGGAACTGTTGTCTTATATAGAGGGAAAGCCACCAAATGAATTCTTGATCAAAAGTAGAGAGGGTATGAATCGGGCTATCACCCGCGAAATGGCATATAAGATTATGCGTTCCATTGGTGACGAATTCGGCCTCTCGGAAATGGGCTGTCATACTCTGCGGAAAACATTTGGCTATATCTTCTACAATGAGACAACGGATAAGGATATCGGCATGCTAATGGACTTCTTTAACCACGCTTCTCCGAAGGTCACACTTCGATATATAGGCATGGCACAAGACAGCATGGACATGGCTTTGAAGCGTCACAAAGCATAGTCAGTTACTCATATTAAGGATAGGTGAAACTCATTTCTGTGGCAGCAGCAGAAGCCTTATAAATCATAGGTTTATAAGGAGTGAACGAGTTTAACACAATGTAAGATATGTGTAATTAGATCACACAGTATTTACCAGTTATTTAATAGCAGTAAAGGGGTTAATTATGGCGCAATCACCACTTAAACCATGTAGTCGTGTGGGCTGTAGTAACCTCTCTAGGGGGCGTTACTGTGCCGACCATACACAAGATAAGCACAGTTATGATAGATACCGTGGGACAGCCGCACAGCGTGGCTATGACGGTCAGTGGCGTAAAGCCCGGCTGGGTTACTTGCGTAAGCATCCGGTATGTGTGTATTGCAGGGACGCAGGCTTAGTGATTACTGCAACTGTGGTTGACCACATCGTGCCGCATAAGGGCGATAAGGAATTGTTCTGGGATCGTAACAACTGGCAGGCGCTGTGCAAGTCGTGCCATGATGCTAAGACTGTCCGAGAGGATGGTGGGTTTGGGAATCATTGATTCTATATACAATAAATAGATTTACGAAGTATAATTATCTCGTAGGAAAATACTTCTAGGAGATGAAGAATGTATGCGCAAAATGACAGTATTAACGCAATTTATTCAGGAACTATCATATCTCGTTGATAGGGGGAAGAGTTATTCTGTAGCTGAGGTTAATTCTCATATTGAGAACAAGGATGTTCTTGATTGGTTAGAGAAAGAGTTTCCTTTTAATACTGAAACAGGACTTGATCTCAGCCTCTTTTCAAGACCAGATAGAGATTATGTTCATGATGCACTTGAATCTATTTGGGGTGGTTATGCAGGGAATGAAAGAAGAAAATGGGGCATCGAGAACAATGGATTGTGCCTACTAATTAGTTGGTCTACAGAAATTATTAGGGATACTAATTTGACAGATTGGGTAGAAGAAACACCTTGAAAAAGGTGTTTTTTTTATAGCCCCCCTGGTTTCAAAAAAAAAAAATTAAACCAGATTAGACCGCATCGGACTCTTGTGTAAAAAAAAGTCCCCAGTGAAAGTTTCTAAAGGAGGTGCGGAAAATATGCCAGATATTGTAAAATTTAATCATATGCGGGTGGGACAGAAAGGCGGTGGCAAGCATTGGACGGAGGCCGAGGTAAATGCTCGGGAAGCTGCTTCGAAAAAGTTTGAGCGCAAGAAAAAGCCGACGATGAAAATACCCGGCTGGCTGAACGATGAAGCCCGGAAGGTTTGGCGCAAGACAGTTAAGGATATGGCCGAGTTTGAAGTCCTGGATAAAGTGGATGAAGATGTGCTGGGCGCTTATTGCGATGCAGTAGCGAAATACCAGGACGCGAACCGTCTGATTGACATTGAAGGGTATACGGAAATAAATGCTCAAGGGAATATGGTTGTCAGTGCTTATGTGAAAATGGCACAGAGCTATTCGCGGATTATTCTTTCTTACTCCAACAAGCTTGGACTGAACGCGGAAGCGCGTGCGCGACTTGCTAAGAAGACGGCGGACCAGGAGGAAGACGAAAATGCTGGACTCTTCGATTGATTGGGAGGATGTTCACCCAACTAATCGCTATGCCGCCGAAGTGGTCATGGGATTACGGCAGGCTTGCAAACGAGAGCAGCAGGCTTGTCAGCGACATCTATCAGATTTAGAGCGGCAAGCAACGACTAAATTTCCCTATGTTTTCGATGAATCCAGGGCAGACCGCATTTTCGAATGGTTTGAGCGCTGCTGCCGGCATGTTCGCGGCCCGTTCTCCGGGCAACTTATTGAGCTGTTACCCTTTCAAAAATTTGATTTGGGCTGCGTCTACGGCTGGGTGCATATGGACAGCGGGAAAAGACGATTCACCAAAGCGCTGCATCTTCGGGCGCGTGGGAATGTTAAATCAACCGAAATGTCCGGTCTGTCCCTTTATGGAATGTGCGGTGATTGCGTGTATCCGCCTGGAAAGCCACATCTGAAGCGTTATGAAGAAAGCCCGGAGGTTGAATGTGCGGCAGTCGATAAGCAGCAGGCAAAGCGGGTCTGGTTGGACGCGAAAGCTATGGGGGAAAACAGCCCGGACATTTCCAAGCGTCTGCGGATCAAGCGTACATACATTGAACACGCTCGACGTGGAGGCTGGCTGCGGCCATTGTCCAAGGATACGAAAAACAAGGACTCCGGTGCGCCGTGTCTTGTCATTATTGACGAATACCACGCACACCCGACCAGCGAAATCTTGGACGTATCTTATTCAGGCTTCGGTAAACGGCTGCAATCGTTAATGCAAATCATTTCAACAGCTGGTAAAGATGCCGAAAATAGTCCCTGTAAGAAGGAATATGATTCCCTATGTAAGATGTTGGACGGCGATACCCCGATGATTGATACATATTATGTGATGATTCGGGAGCTGGAAAAGGCAGACGATCCACATAATGAAGAGAATTGGATAAAAGCCAACCCTATATTGCAAGAGGATAACGAATATGCCCAAGAACTGCGAAAACAAATCCGCATTGAGCATGACGAGGCTTACAATTCGGGAGATTCGCATAAAATCCGAGAATGGTTGACCAAGCGAGTAAATCTCTGGCAGGCAGATAGCGAAAATAAATATATGTCCGGCATTATGGACAAATGGAAAGCACTCGCAGTGTCACGGAGTGCTTTTTTGGATTTGGTTCATGGTTATGCAACGCGTAACGGGCTTGACTTGTCCAAAACAACGGACTTGACTGGCTCCGGTTTTGTGTTCCGCCTGGAAGATGGGCGTTATGCAGTTACTGCACATGGATTTATGCCTGAAGAAACGGCGAGTAAGCATGAACACAGTGACCGTGTGCCCTATCGACAATGGGCTGAAGAGGGATGGTGTACTCTTACACCTGGATCAGTAGTGGATTACAGCTTTATTAAATCCCACATGCAAGGGTTGGAGCAGGAACAATCATGGTTTATTGAAGAGGTTTGTTACGATCCATACAATGCCACCCACTTCACTCAGGAACTTGAGGCGGAAGGATACAACCGGGTAGAGATCCGGCAGGGGGTTCAAACCCTTTCGGAACCGACAAAGTTCTTCCGTGAGCTGATTCTGCGGGGCCAAATCGTTCATGATGGCAGTCCGTTGCTGACATGGTGCTTGTCTAATGCCGTTGAAGTTGCAGATAACAATGGGAATATTAAGCTGTCAAAGAAGCATAAGGACGATAGCCAGCGAATTGACTTGCTTGCAGCAATCATTAACGCCATGGTCCGGGCGATGGTGGGCGATTCCACCATTAATCTGAATGATCACATCATGAGCGAAGACTTTTCCTTTTAGTGAGGGGGTGAAACGTGAAACGAAGAAACTTTGTACAGCGCTGGTGGGACCGGAGGTCTTCAGAGGAAAGTTTGCTTCATCCTCCGCAGTGGCTGCTTGATCTATTTGGTCTATCCAACACAGCAAGCGGGGAAAGCGTTACTACGGATTCCGCACTGCTAAACAGCAACGTCTATACCTGTGCTTCTGTCCTGGGTGGTGACATCGGCAAGCTGCCAATTCAGGTTTTTAAAAAGCGTGGAGCCGGGATCGAGCGCGATAGCAGCCACCCTGTTTCCAAGCTGCTTGGATCGCGTCCGAATCCTTACATGGGTGCTTATACTTTCAAAGAGCTGATGCAGGTTCATGTGACGGTATGGGGCAATGGATACGCAAATATTGAATGGGAGACAAGCGGACCTAATAATGGTCTTCCAAAGGGGCTATGGCCCCTTGATCCATCCAAGACAGACGTTCAAGTTGATAAAGACACTGGACAGGTTTGGTATGTGACCACACTTCCGAACGGCGAAATGCGGAAACTGAGACACTTTGATGTACTGCATTTTAAGTCTATCAGTAAAAGCGGTCTGAAGGGGATCACTCCTATTTCCGTTATTCGTGAGGAACTTGGAGTGCAAAAGTCGCAGCGGAAATTCCTTGGAGCCTTTTACGCCAATGGGACGGCTACACGCGGGATACTCAAAATACCGAATGGTACTTTGGATAAACCAGCCAAAGACAAAGCGCGTGACGAATGGCAGAAAGCAAATTCGGGCCTTAATAATGCACACCGGATTGCCATTCTGGATGCGGGGATGGAATATCAGAACCTTGGCATGCCCTTGAATGACGCTCAATTCATTGAAACCAGCAAATTCGGGATTTTGGAGACTGCCAAGATATACAAGGTTCCAGGATACAAGCTGGGATTAACGGATGTAAAGTTCAGTAATATGGAAAACCAATCTTTGGAGTATGTGAAAAGTACGCTGCAGCCGATCACCACGAATTGGGAGCAGGAATGTGATTACAAGCTGTTCACAGAGTTGGAACGAAAGAAATATTATACTAAATTCAACATGTCCAGTGAGTTGAGGGGAGACAGTACCAGTCGTGCAGCCTATTACAAGGAAATGATTGCAATGGGTGTTTATAACATAAATGAAGTGCGGGAGTTGGAGGAACGAGACAACATCGGTGACAAAGGAGATGTTCACTTTGTCAGCCTGAACTATGTCAACCTGGAGAAGATGGACCAGTACCAAATGTTGAAGGCGGGTCTCGGTAAAGAAGCTCCGAACGAAGGGGGGTGACAAAAACTGTGAGTGAAAAGGTTATTCGTTATTTGCCAGCTAAAATTGAAGTGCGTAGTACGGAGGGCGAGGGCGAAAGTCAGACTCAGACCATCGGCGGGTATGTCGTTAAGTTTAACCAACGCAGCCAATTGATTTGGGGAGAGTTCTACGAACGTGTAGCTAAAGGGGCATTCTCCCGCAGCCTGCAAGAGAACGTAATTAAGGCATTTTGGAATCATCGGAGTGACTTTGTTCTTGGATCGTCGAAGCCGGGGACACTGCGATTGTTGGAAGATGATGTGGGACTGTCATTTGAAATTGATCTACCAAACAATACATGGGGTAATGATGCCTATGAATCTGTGCGGCGCGGCGATGTTGACGGTGTGAGCTTCGGCTTCTATGTTCGGAGTAACGGGGACGCTTGGGAGTATATAAAGGAAGAGGATGTTTATATCCGTACCTTGCTTGACATCAATTTGTTTGAAGTATCACCGACTCCTTTCCCAGCATACCTAGACAGCGAAGTGGATCAGCGGAGCATTGATCAACTAGGCATTACATCCAAAGAACAACGGAAATTTGAAAATGAAAAGCTTGCATTTGAAATCGACCTGTTGGCGCTCGCCTAATATGTCGATTTTTTGTTTTACAAAAATATTAAACGGAGGTATACACTATGGACCCGAAAGAACGTGAATTGCGCCAGAAACTGGCGGCGAAGTTGGAAGAAGCCCGGTCTTTAATGGAGGGCAAGAAGATGGAAGAAGCTCGGGCGGCAAAAGATGCGGCAGCGGAGCTACGATCGCAGATTGATTTGATGGTTGAAATGCGCGCATTAGATACGCCGGGTGATATTGCACCGGTTGTAGAGCCAGAACATCGGGATAACAAGCCAAACAAGGAAGAGCAGTACCGTAACGCTTTCCTGAAGGAGCTGCGCAAGCGCAATCTGACAACGGAAGAACGCACCTTATTGGATGCTTCAGCAGAAGAAACTCGCGCAGGCATGAGCGGCGAAACCGGAGAAGACGGCGGGCTTATTGTTCCACAGGATATTCAAACGATGATCCTGGAAAAAAAGCGTCAGTTTGTGTCACTTGAATCCTATATCACGGTGGAACCTGTATCAACCCGTTCCGGTTCGCGGGTTATCGAGAAAAATGCTGACATTACGGAATTTACTGAGATTACGGAATTGACTGACCTTGACGATATGGACAATCCCAAGTTTACACCAATCTCTTACACCATCAAGGACCGGGGCGGCATCCTTCCTATTTCCAATAGCTTGATCCAGGACACAGATCAAAACCTGATGTCCTATATTGCCAAGTGGATTGCAAAGAAATCCGTAATTACGCGTAATAAGCTTGTCTTGAATCTGCTGGAAACACTGACCAAAGTAGCTGTTTCCGGGCTGGATGCGATTAAAACGATTTTGAATGTAACCCTTGATCCGTCTATCAGTCTGGGGGCAACCATTATTACGAACCAGGATGGGTTTAATTTCCTTGATTTGTTAAAAGATTCTGACGGAAAGGCCCTGTTGCAACCCAATCCGACACAGCCTACACAGAAATTATTGTATGGGAAGCCGGTTGTCGTCATTGCTAATCGCTGGTTGCCTACGACTGGAACCACCACGAAGAAAGCGCCGATTATCATTGGTGATCTGAAAGAGGCAATTGTCCTATTTGACCGCCAGCAGTATTCATTGGCTTCGACAAATGTCGGCGGGAAATCCTTTGGACGTAATTCGACCGATGTTCGTGCCATCCAGCGGGAAGATGTTAAATTTTTTGATGATGAAGCGGTTGTCTACGGTCAGTTGACCATTTCCGGTTCTGGTGCCTAATGCTGACAACGGTTGATCGTCTACAGAAAGCAATGGGCGTTCAAGGTGATTCTTACGAAGATGAAATGCTGCAGATGCAAATTGCAGCATCTTCCCAGGTCATTGAAAACTACTGCAAACGTTCGTTCAAGCTGCAAAGTTACGTTGAACGTCATAGTGGGAATTCCCGATCATCATATATCAACCTTCGAAACTATCCGGTGGAGAGTGTTGAAGAAGTGGTTATTCCCGGAAAACCTGTAGGAGAGTATGAACTGCTAGAAGAAGGGCGGATCTATTGCCCTTCCGGCTGGCCTGCGGGTGAACACAATATCAAGGTAACGTACACTGCCGGTTATGTGCTGCCTGGTGATGCAACTACGGAAAAACCGCGTACGCTGCCGGAAGTGTTAGAACTGGCTTGTATCTTCCATGCTCAATTAATGCTCCGTACACCTGGTGTGACTGCGGAGCGGGTGGGAGATATCTCGGTTAACTACAGCCCAGGCGGTGAAGGTTTACCGCCAACTGTGGTATCTCTTATTTCTCCGTATGTTGGAAGGTGGGTGTAGACATGGCAGGATCAAGAACAAGAGCACGCCGTGTAGGTGTTCAGGTTACTGGTGAAGATAATTTGCAACTACTTGCCTCCCGCCTTCGACCTCTTACTGAAAAATTGGTAAGAGTCGGTATGCAAGGAGACGCCGAACTAGCAATGATTGCAGGTGTACATGAGTACGGCTCAGTTAAGATGAACATACCCGCAAGATCATTCATAGGGACAGGTAAGAAGAAATCTCAGGCGGCAATAGGGAAGCTGGTTAGAGCTGGCGTTACTGAGATTGCCCATGGTCGTATGCGTGTAGATGATTTGCTTCATGAAATCGGAAAGGTTGGGCTAGATAAGACGTATAAGAATTTCAACCGAATTAAACTCCCAGCCTTATCTGCAATTTATGCTTCTCATAAATCCGGAAAGAAGTTACTGCAACGTGACGAGGATTTGAGAGACTCCCTGACCTATGACATTGTACCGAAGGGAAGTTAATCATGCGGAAATTTAGATTTGCTGGCGTCATTCGAAAATATTTCAGACCTTATACCCTGATCCGAGACAGTGGCGGTGAATGGGTCAAGGGTAAATGGGTTTCAAATCAACCGGAACGACTAACGCGGAGCGGTAGTATCCAGCCGGTGAGTGTTCGATTGAAAGCGACAGAGGGCGGTAACTACACTGAGACAGATCGTATGTTATATACGACTTCGACACACAGCACTGGTGAACGTATTGACTACATGGGCGTACAGTACACCGTAAATGAATCACCAGATCGAGAGTATTCCGACATCAATCAATATCTTCTGCGGAAGGTGGTCGCCAATGCTCCCGTTTGAGGATATTAGGGTTGCCATTGTTGAGGGGATGGAATCGGCTTCCGGTGGTCTGGTCATTGAGATGAACGGCGGCGGGGATACTCCTTCCGGTGATTTCATGACCTATAGCTTTGTTGGGGGGTTCGAGTCTTCCGGCGGTCAGCCTATTATTACCCAGCAGGACGGGCAGCAGCATAGGCGGGAGACGGTGACTTTTACCGTCTCTTTTAGCTGTTACTCAGATGATTCGGATATTGCAATGGTCAATGCCATGCACGCCCGTGACTGGTTTAAAGTTACTGGCCGGGAGCTGCTGAAAGACACGCTGGACATCATTGTTACAGATATCGGAGAGATCCAGAACCGGGATATTAACATTGGTGAGGAATGGGAGCGAAGACAGGGCTTTGATGTTGAGTTTCGGGCCACGGATGTTGTAGTAACAGACATGTCAGGCTGGATTGATACTGCACCAATACAAAGGAGTGATAAGTTTTGAGTATTAGCGACGTTACTGTAAACATAGCTGTGCTGAAGCCGACACCTATTTTAGGTGGGTTTGGCAAACCCTTAATTCTAGGTTCCAGTACAGCGGGTAAAGAATTTAAAGATTACTTAGATATAGATGCCGTGAAGATTGATTATGCTTCCAGTACGGAGGAATATAAGGCAGCTTCTGCGCTTTTTGCACAGAAGAACCCGCCAGCAGAAATTGCGATTGTATCTAGGAGAACAGGCGCAACACCCGAGACGTTGACAGATATTTTACCAAAGCTGTTTTTAAGAGATTGGCATTTTCTCGTTACGACGAGCACGGCTGCTTTGGACATTACCACTATTGGTGATGCTATCGAGGCAGATAAATCCAGACAATTTTTCTTCCGTACAAGCGATAAAGCCGATTTGGCTACAATCTTGGCTAAGAAATACACGCGAACCTATGGTTTTTATCATATTGCAGCAGAAGTTGCTAAATATCCAGAAGCATGCTGGATCGGAGCAGCCGGAAGTCTCCCACCTGGCTCGATAACTTGGATGGGATGGACACTAACCGGTATTGCACCACTGGATGTTACTGCGACAGAGTTAGCAGCTATCCACGCACTTGGTGCCAACACATACGTGACCAAAGCGGGAACTAATGTCACCAGTGAATGCAAGTCTGGTAGCGGTGATTATATCGACTTCATTCACTCCCAGGACTACATTGTTTTTAGCATTCAATACGCCGTTCAAGATTTATTCAACCAGGCACAGCATGCATTACAAAAGATCAGTTACAACAATACGGGTATCGCTCAAATTGAGAGTGCCGTTCGGACGGTTCTGCATCGGTCATTTCTAAATGGCATGATTGCTACTGACGATGATAACGTTCCATTGTATAACACGACTTTTCCACCACGTAGTCAAGTTGATCCGGCACAGGTAGCAGCGCGCAATTATCCAGATGGAAAGTTTGAATTTGTTCAGGCCGGAGCCATACACAAGACTGCCATTCGTGGCACCATTAAATTTGCATAGGAGGGGTTAGGGTGTCGGGAGCAAAAACATATGATGCAATGGACGTCTCTGTAATTGTAGGAGGCGTCTTTTTAACGGGATTTGGAGAAGACCTGGTAACCGTGGCAAAGGACGAAGAGAACTTTTCAACAAAAGTAGGGGCGCAAGGAGATGTGGTCCGAACGAAGGTTAATAACCCACTTGGCACGATTACTGTCACCCTTCAAAGCACTAGCCCACAAGCCGCATATTTGGATGGACTGGCTAACAGCCAGAAGATTGTACCTGTATCTGTTATGTACTCAGGTACGCCAAAGGAAACGAACACCGCAACACAAGCTTATTTAAAGAAGCCAGCTGACCGGGAATATGGTGGAGAAGCTGGAGACCGTTCCTACGAGTTTCAATGTCTTGACTTAAGCATGAACTAAAATCCAAAAATTGAGAGGGGCCTATATCAATGGGTAATTTTAAACAGAAAGAATTCGAATCTAAATCAGGTGCAAGTTATACCTTCCAGCATCCAGGTGTACGCGCAGTATCTAAAATTAACGATGGCTCAAAGAATAAATTTGGAGTGGTTCTGGAAGAACGTTTGTCTGAAGAAGTACTTAAACATGTTGTCGTGCAGCCTAAAATGAAAATTGATGATTTCAAAGATTATAAGGAATATAGCGAAGTAGTTAATGCCGCATACGCCTTTGTTACAGGAAATGAAGAAAATGAGGGCGCCGAAGATGGCGATCAGCAAGAAGGAAGCTAAGAAACGAGCGCGATCTAATTGGAGTCAATGGCGGCTGCTACTCTCCGATATGGGCATTACGTACAATGATCTTAATAGTATGGACGATGATGACATTGCCGAAGCTAACGCAGCTTTAGACCTTCATATTGAACAGACAAACAAAGCGAATAAGAAGAAATAGGGGACGTCCTTAAGGGCGTCTTCTTTTGTTCGGAAAGGAGGAACTATGGCAGGCGGGATAATCGGTTCACTAATGTATGCAGTTGGGTTTAAGTTCAACTCAAAGGGAATAAACGATGCAGATAAAAAGGTTGGCAATCTCACAAAAACTGTGGTCGGACTTGGGGCTGCTGGCGTAGCTGTAATGACCGGAATAGGAATTGCAGGGGTACATGCTGCATCTAAATTCGAAACGGCTATGAAGCAAGTTCAGGGGGCAACAGGTGCAACCATTGAGCAAATGGAAGCAACCAAGGAGGTTGCAAAAAATCTTTACTCCAACAATTTCGGTGAGGATTGGAACGATCTAGGAACGGCGATTTCTAATGTTCAGCAAGTGACCGGGCAAACAGGAGCAGAGCTTGAAAACACCACTCGAAATGCAATTCTGCTGCGGGATCAATTCGGCTTTGAAATTCCGGAATCCATCAAATCCGTTGACACTATGATGCGACAATTTGGTATCACCTCCGAAGAGTCATATAACTTACTGGCGCAAGGCGCACAGCGGGGGCTTGATAAATCCGGCGAACTTGTGGATTCGGCTAACGAATACGCCAACCAGTTTAAATCATTGGGCTTTACAGCGGACGAGATGTTTGACGTTTTTGCCGCTGGCTCTGCTGAAGGTGTCTTTCAAGTTGATAAGGTTGGGGACGCTGTGAAGGAATTTAATATAAGGTCTAAGGATGCTAGTAAGACATCTATGGATGCCTTTACCGCGCTGGGCCTTAACGCTGATGCGATGATGCAGACCTTTGCCAAGGGCGGACCGGACGCGAAACAGGCATTTAGTGAAATCGTCTCTATGATATCAGACATCGAGGACCCCGTAGCCAGGAATAACATAGGCGTTGCGCTCATGGGTTCACAGTTCGAAGACTTGGAGATTAACGTAATATCCGCCATGGGTGCGGCTACGAAATCCTTCGACAAAACTAAGAAGACGATGGACGAGCTTAATAAAATCAAATTTGAAAAGCCTGGCGAGGCATTTAAAATGTTCGGAAGGCAGATCGAGGTTGGAATCCTGATTCCAATTGGTCAAAAGTTACTGCCTTACTTGAATGCTTTTGGGCAATGGGTATCTGACCATAAGCCACAGATCGAGGCTGTGGGGAACGCCATTGGTAATGGTCTAGGCGCGGCGCTTGGAGCAGTTGGCGGGTGGGTCAAGGCGGCGCTACCTTATCTTCAGCAGTTCGGTTCTGCCGTAGTGGAAAAGGTCGGGAGTTGGATACAAACAGCCTTGCCGTATCTACAACAGTTTGGCCAAAAGGCACAGGAAGCATTTGGGTTACTGGTGACCAAAGGACAGGAGCTTTGGACAGCAATACAGCCAATAGTCGTATTGATTGGCACGCAGCTGCTCGGGGCTGCTGTGGCTCTTTGGCCCGAAATTCAAAAAATTGCTACGAAGATTTATGAAGTTGGCCGCGCAATTGTGGAGTGGGAACCATTTCTACCTATCGTCTCCGGGATTACCGCAGCACTGTTAACATACAAAACAATGATGTTTACAGTGACCGCAGCAACCAAAATTGCTGGGGTAGCCACTAAAACCTGGGGGGCTATAACCAAAGCATTTACTGCCGTTCAAACGGCTTTCAACGCTGTTATGGCAATGAATCCAATTATGCTTGTGGTTCTGGCTCTTGTTGGGTTGGGTGTTGCACTGGTAGTAGCTTATAAACGATCGGAGAAGTTTCGAGCATTTATAGATGGTATGTGGTCTGGAATCAAGACGGCAACAATGGCAACTCTGAATTTTTTCAAAGTCACGGTCCCTAAATACTTTATGATGGCCTTCAATTCTGTGACGAACTTCATAAAAAAATGGGGAGTTACAATTCTGGCCATCATAGGCGGCCCGATTACCATGATTGCACTCCTGGTGTACAAAAATTGGGACAAGATTAAAACGACAACCATTGCCGTGTTTACAGCTATTTGGAACTGGCTGAAGAATGTCTGGAATGGAATTAAGACAGTAGTATCAATTGTAGCAACGGCTATTTGGACAGCCATCACAATTGCATGGAATGCCATTAGTTCAACCACAACAGAAGTGTTCACAGGGGTGTGGAATTGGATGGTTTCCATTTGGAATTCCATTATCGGCACTATCTCGGAGGCTGTCAGTGCTGTGTGGGACGCAATAACGGGGGCGTGGAATAATGTATTTTCAACAACTAATTCCCTTATGACCAAAGTCTGGAACAAGATCACTGGTATATGGGCGCAGATTGTTGGAGGTATCAAGACAGCCGGAGCTAACGTCTGGACAGCCGTTTCGGATATGTGGGGCAAGGTGACAGGGTTTTTCAACGGGATCAACCTATTTGATACAGGAAAAAAAATCATTCATGGTCTGATTGATGGAATTCAGAATATGGCATCTACTTTGATGGAAAAGGTCAAAAGCATAGCAGACGGCATTAAAGATTTCTTCGGTTTTAAAACATCTGCAAGTGTGTCTGTTTCTACTGAAACCACAGGCATAAATGCAGTAGACGGAAGTCATGCGAATGGGCTGCCTTATGTTCCATGGGACGGTTATATCGGTGAATTGCATAAAGGTGAGCGCGTTTTAACGGCTAAAGAAAACCAGGCGTATTCACAGCCGGAAGTAACATTGCCTATGTTTGACTTCCCAATCTATCAAATGCCGGCTTTTGAAATGCCTAAACTTGAAATAACCCAGATAAGCATTCCTTTAGCGAAGCAGGAACCCTTATCAACAAAGCCTGATTACGAGCCATATACACCTGAAACATCACCAGCGCGAACAACTACAAATAATCATCGTGCAGATTTTAAACCAATCTTCAATATTAAAGTTTCAGGTAATGCCGATGATAAGACTATTTCTAATCTGCGGGAAACGATCCGGCAAGAAATGCAGGATGTATTTGAATCGTATCTGCGCAGCGTAGGATTGGAAGGTGCATAAATGGCCCTTATTGATGGCAAATACATTACTGTAGAGAACGAATCACCATTCTTCCCGATAACTGTGACAGAGCAGCCGGTTGAAAAAGGGGTCAACTTGATTGATCACGTGCAGGCACAGGCTCGAACGCTATCATTAACGGGAGTTATTGTTGGTACGGATGCAGCTAAGACACGCGCATATATCATAGCTGCCAAAGACAAAGGTATGATCATTAATTACGTTGGCAGAAATCAATTCAAAGGTCTCATTACTGATTTTTCGACGGGACATGATTACACCACTGCGGATGGATTTACTTTTTCGATGGAGCTGCGAGAGATAAAGATTGCAACGTCTTCCTATGTGGAGACGTTGCCACCTCCAATTAAGGCGCAGGTTACTAAGATTGTGAACTCAGGGACTAAACAAACCCAAGAAAAAAAATCTGCGAAAAGCAAGTCAAATAAAAAGAAGAGTTCTAATACAAGCAAGAAAAAAGAAAAGGAAAAAGAAAAAGTTGAGAAGGTAAAATTTAAAACCGGAAGCAAATGGGCGACATAAGGCGGTGAATTATGGAATTTATCGAGATAGAGAAGGAGAACATTCCCTATCGTTTTGACATATCTATCGCTGGTGAAATGTTTGGTTTTGAAGTCCATTACAATGCCGACTATGATTTTTTTACGGTGGATCTTGAAAAGAATGGAGAGGTGCTGGTATATGGGGAAAAGTTAGTTTATGGACAAACGCTCTTTTATGATGTCCAGGACAATCGATTCCCAAAATCACCTATCGTTCCTTGGGATGAATCGGAAAGAAGCAAAGCGGTAACATGGGAGACGCTTGGTATAAGCGTCTTTTTGTATGTTATTGATAAGGATGAGGAAGATGGCGAGTAAAAATTTTGGGCGTGTCGTGGAAATTATGACTGCCAACATGAAATTCACTCTTGATAAATACACGATGGAAGGCACAGTGCCATTTGACAACGATGCTGTTCCTAATGAGTCGGAACTGAGGATATGGAATCTAGCGAAGACAACTATAAATAACCTCAAGCGTAACGGTGTTCTGATGGTGAATGCTGGTTATACCGGAGATGTTGGACTTATCCTCCATGGTCGTATTTCATCGGTCCGAACCAAATGGGAAGGCGTGGATAAGATAACCACGATTTATGTCTTAGATAGCGAGGATCTCTCTAAACGAGAGGTTACGGAAATTGCTTTTGCAAAGGGAACACTAGCCAGTGCGATTATTAAGCAGATGGCGGGATATATCGGTTTGCCTGTAGCGCAAATGACGCTTAACCAGGATTACAGGTATCAAGATGGTTACACAGCAAAGGGAAAAGTTACTGATATCATTTCGGATGTTTGTAAGGACTGCGGGACATCTTGTTATATCAATCAAAGCAAACTCTATGTTCGGAATATTCGTAAGGGAGCCGATTCGGTATTCTCTCTATCTTCAGAAACGGGCCTAATTGGATCTCCGGAATATTTCGAGGACAACGGCATTCAAGGATACAATATTTCCGCGCAGCTACAACGGAGGATCACAACAGCGTCAGTTATTGATTTGACTTGTCGGGAGTGGTTGGGAAAGCTGCATGTTCGTAGCGGAAATCACAAGTTTTCGAATACTGGGGATTTCATTACGACAGCGGAGGCGATCATGTGAGCAAATCTAATGTGGTGGCAGTGCTAGGAAGAATGTTTTCTGAAAATGCAGCTGGGCATAGTGAAAATGTCAGCGTAGCACTACCGTGCAAAGTGTTGTCATTTAATGCTGATACGTTGACCGCATCTGTACAGCCTTTACTTAAATTGTCCAACGCTGAACCGGCACCCATTTCCTCTGTTCCGTTCATAGGCCAGCATTTTAAATTTAGTCTCGACATTGGAAACGGACTTAGAGAATACGAAACTATAATGCGTCCGGTACTTAAACGTGGTGATACCGTATTTGTCGTATGTGCAGACGCTGAAATAAAAAACACACTGACAGGTAAAGTTGCAGCCCCGGATACTGCCAGGCGGCACAGCCGAAATGACGCGGTAATTGTGGGGGTGTTTCCGTGTTCACTGCTTTAAAACTTGATGATACTGGTGACATCACACTTCTAACTGGACAACTTCAAATGGTTTCGGGTACAGAGGCAATTGTACAGCGTTGTAGAATCATTCTTGGGACACATAAGGGAGAGTGGTTTTTGAATCCAGAACTCGGAATCGACCACTCTAAATTCTTTGGAAAGCATGTTTCCAAAGAAGAGATGCACGATGAAATTGTCTCGGGACTTATGCAAGAGTCGCATATTCAAACTGTAGATTCAGTAGATTTTGTCATTGATAGGGTTAACCGACTAGTTACCGTATCATTTACGGCAACGGGAATAGATGGTGAAGCTATAACAGCTGAGGGGGTGGGGATCGGTGGATGAACAAGGTTTTAAACGAATGCGTTTTGCTGATTGGTTTGCCAATATGGAAGATAAGGCAAAGAAGGAATTTGGTGACATTACGGATACTTCTGAGTTATCGACGTTAGGAATTATTCTACGCCTCGGTGCTTGGTATTTGGGTAAGGCTGACGAAAGGCTAGAGGATGTATATAACTCTTCGTCGCTAAATGCTTCCACTGGTGTTAATCTCTACAAACTCGGCGGCAATGATGGTCTATCGGTCTATAGCGAAGAATTTGCAAATGGGAACATTACAGTAAGTGGGACGCCTGGTTATACGCTGCTTACTGGTTTTCTGATTGCTACAGCTTCAGGGGTTTTATTTGAGACAATTGAAGATATCACATTAAACGCTTCAGGGATTGGAACTGTAGAAGTCATGGCTATGGAAATGGGAGCAGCAGGAAACGTGCCAGCCGGGACTATTAATATTATTGTAAATCCTAACCCCGACATACTTAGCGTTACAAATATCGAGGCTACCAAAGATGGTCGGGATCGTGAAACAGATGTAGCTTTCAGGGATAGGTTGTTACAGCGGCGTAAGAATCCAGAAACTAGCGGTAATAAGGCAAACTATATACGGTGGGCGCGTGAAGTCGCTGGTGTTGGGGATGCGAAGGTTTATCGTTTGGTGAACGGTCCTCAGACGGTTCGGGTTGTCATAGTAGATTCGGAAAAACGTCCGGCATCAACAGCGCTTATAGCCGAGGTTCAGAAATATATTGACCCAATCCCAGGGATGGGGGAGGGTCAAGCACCAATTGGTGCGGTGGTGACAGTGGTCTCGGCGTTAGGTAAAACAATCAATACATTTGCGAATGTTTCTCTAGCTAATGGTTATCATTTGCAAGACGTTAAGGTCTCTTTTGCTGCCCGGCTCGAAAAGTGGCGTGCTAGTGCTGCTTTTGTCTCTCCGTATGTCAGTCAGGCGGTGATAGGATCTTTGCTACTAAGCACTGAAGGTGTGTTGGATTACTCAAATCTCAAACTAAACGGCGGAACTGGAAATGTAAGTTTAGCAGATGACGAGGTACCACTCATTGGTGTCGTCGATTTGGAGGTTTGATCATGACCTCAATCATTGATGATATCAGGAGGAAATTACCTGACGTTTATAACAAAGATAAAGATTTGCTAAAACTACTGAACATTCTCGCAGAACAGATCACGATTCATAACGAACGAACTGAGGACGTCCGAGCGCAGTTGTACGCAGAGTCAGCCACTTGGAGTCTTAGCCGTTGGGAAGATGAACTAGGTTTAAAAATCGCGGTTAATGATCCTATAGAAGCACGCCGAAGCCGTGTAATGGCAAAATTAAGAATCAGATTACCTTATTCTGCTTCGATGTTGGCCAGCATTGCGGAGGCATTCACTAATAAGCCTGTTACGGTGACCGTTAATGCAGCTGAGTACACGATTCAATTTACATTCAATGGGGCATTTATCACCGATCCAAATTTCTACGAACAAATTGATAATGCTATTCAGGCTCACATGCTGCCTTTGTACCGTTCTGAATGGGAGTATAAAAGCGGCATTAAGAGTGTCGGAGAGTATTCAGTATTTAATTATCCATTCCAAGCCTTTGCAGGACAGACTGTATATGCTGGAACGCTTTATAATGGCCCAGCCGTCGTCAATATCCCACCGAATCCAGTCTATAACAATGGAACCCTGAAAGCCGCCAATGCCTTCGATAAGAAGTTACAGGCGGCTTTTCCAATTACTAGCTTGGTCTATGCCGGAAGCAGTGGGGTAAGCATCCCGCCTACAGTTAAGCCAAACGACCAGGCGGCGACCTATAGCAACGGTGGGGAGTCCATAAATGCAGCTTACGAGAAGAAGCAACAAAGAGCCTTCAAACTTACCGGCAATACAAACACAGGAACGGGGGAAACGATCTAATGGCCTTAACTGCTGGAACACATACGAAGATGAAGAACTGGTTGCAGAATCTTATTTCACATGGCACGTATCGGATTGGCAGTGCGATTACGATAATGCCTATCCAGACCATTACACAGGTCGGTGACGTAATCACGGTACAGTTCTACCTCGCCGACAACGTAAACGGTACTATTAATAGATTTCAGATAATTGATAAGGACGGCGAGGTTTTTGACGACCAGCCGGACAGTATTACAAAGCCAGCGCTTAACGGTCTGCTGGTAACTTTTAAATACACCATTACGAGAGTATAGGGGGCCTGTTCATATGACCATATATAACAAAACAGCTTGGAAAGACCATATCGTAGACAGTGGCGGGGCTGTAGTTCAGCAAGGTACGCCCTTAAGCGCTGGAAATCTGAATCGTATTGAAGAAGGTCTGGCGAATGCTACCGCAATGCTACCCGGAGAACTAGGAGCAGCTATTGCACATAGTGGTGTACTGGATCACGTAGCCAACGCTACCACTACGTCGCAGGCAACTGCTGCAGGGCAAGTATATTTAAATGGCGGTATTGATTGGGCTAATACATTCGGTGTTAGGGCGTTTCAGTCCTTAATTGCTGGTTCAGTCATACCGTTACCAACTACAGGGATCAATAAGATTTTGCTACCTGCGCCACCATCTGAAGGAACCCGCGACGATCTGGTATTTTTGGAAGCCTGGCGTGATCAATCGACGCAGGCTTGGCAGACGAGAATCCGTATTGCTTCTGGCGTGGATTTTAGTAAGTATTCATTAGATGGTTTTTACGTGACAGGGACAAGTTGGGCAAACGTAAACAGAACTGTAACTGGGCAAGGAGGTAATACCGCGCCTTTAGCACAAAATACTAGTAGTTCTATGTCTGATAGCGGGGCTTTTGTCCCGGCCGGGGTTTCTTCCGCGTTCAATACAAACTACCCGAACACTGATGACCAAGGATTGTATATTACTGGAAATGGCTCTGCAACTTCAAAAGCTAGTTTAAAAACCTACGACGGCTACGTTTACGCAATCCCGTTATTTAAAGTCAACCGTCGAAATTCGGGTGGCTACAGCACAAATAACCCGAACGGGGCGCGGGACTTCTACCAGGTATTAACTACTACCCTTCCCAGCACCAGCGGTTCATTCAATCCAAAAGAAGTTAGACAAGTTTCCGTCCCGAGCACTACGGGTATGAGAGTGGGCGACGTTCTTACCCGCGTGGGCAGTCCGTCCTTTACGTTAGATGTAGTGTCCATTGAGAGCGCAACACTGGTAACAGTAAAAGAATCGTCAAATAACACCGGCAGCTTTCAAGTGGGGGTAACGGGTCAAACCTGGACGCTATCAAAAAGTGACCGCCCAGACGGTTTGTATGCCAACATTATCGATGAACGCGACATAACTGACCTACGGCACAAGACGTACCTGGTGGCGCCATCGTACGAACAGTTGTTGATTGACGGTACAGACCAAATCCTGCGGGGAGCATCCCAAGTTGAGCGTAAAAAGGCCATGCGAAAAACGTACGTGGGCGTACGGAAGACGCCGCTTGATGCTAACCATGTGTTTTATGCTTCACTGGATGGTACTCTAACCGCTGAAATAGGAGGGAAATTAAGCCTTGGCAGTGGTATCTTTCAGCCAGGTGCTACCGGTGGAGCTTACCAATTTAACTTAGATAGCGTAAATCCTGTTGCGTTAGGCGGGGTGCTATCTCCGAATGTTGGTACAGTAGAGTTCTTCCTAAAAAAGCAAGGAAAGGGTACTACTACTGAAGGTATTTTGGAACTGGAAACAACTGAAGGTAAAAGGGCTTTTGCACTTCTTTGTCGTCAGGATGAAACGATACAAGTAGTGGCTTTTACTAGCACAACTTCTGACGATCAAAACCCAGCCGTGTTTGTTCCCTTACCACTAGGCCCTCTTTTACACATTAGGGTTACTTGGGAATTAAATGTAGGGATTATGGTTTATGTAAACGGGAAATTAACTGGTCAAGGAACTTACAATACACCGATGCTACCACCTTCAAAGATACTACTAGGGGCCGTGAGACAGCAAAATCCAGGGGCGGGGATTTCATTCCAAGCTTCTAATAAATTTACTGTATCAGATGTGGTGGTATCATCTGTAAATAGGGGAGCCTCTTTCGCCACGCTGCCGGCTGACTTTATCGCAGGATATGCGGATATTACAGCCGCCTTAAGTGATCAGCGCCGGATTAATAGCGATGCTCAAACTTCCCAGAAATCGTATGCAGCGGCCAAGGTGAAAAATCAGCCGCAAGAACGCTGTATAACAGTTACGAAAGGAACCGGCACGAATACAGCAGCCTGGGAAGCTGGGGATAAAATCAAATTAAAGGGCCTGGCTGGGGAGATTATCGGCGGGATTATAGATGCAGATACAGCGTTAGCAAAAGTTACAGGGTTTACAGATGCTACACACATTACTGTGGACGATGTAAGCAAATTAGCGGTAAATGATACTTTTACCGTTGTTTATTCCACCGGGACTTCAGGCCAGAAGACAATAACGGGTATTGATGTAGCCACAAAGACTCTTACTATTACGCCATATACAGATATCGCAATTCTAGGCGGCACATTATACGAAACCACTGCGAGCAGTTCCAGCCCGGTAGTCCGTGCAATCATTGCTGGTACATCTACTGTAGTACCGGGAACCTGGGCGAACTTGGGAACAAATGAAGCAGAAGTAACAATGGGAGTGCTGCCGGGCGGTCTAGTTGCCCAGGATATCATTATCGAATACAGCCTTAATATGCCAGCAGGCCAGGGGTCACTGTATCAGGTGTTTACGAAAACTCTGGTCGGGGAAGCAAACGGTAAAAAGCTGATTACAGGAACCGTGGCCATTACGGACGATTTCGCTGGCAAGGTTGCAGGCAGTACGACGGCGAACCCACATAAGGCCTATAGTGCTGTAGGTAGTGCGTTAGCAACGCCGTCGGCCCCGGGAACGGAGTTCGCTCAGGCTGATTATGATGCGGTTAAGCTGCAGGACAATTCTCTGAAAGTAACTACAACCAGCGTACCCGGTCAGCAGGCCCAAGTGCTAATATCAGTAGACATTATTCGGGCTTTTGAAGATAAGTACGGGAAGATTCCGGGAGCCTATACGTTAGCTGAGAAAGTAGCATGGTTAAAGGCTAACACAGGAATTAATTATAGTATCTGGGTGTACGGGGCGGGGTCAAGCGGAAATAAGGCGACGCTTTCCTATTACGAAAGTGGAACCTGGGCTACACCTATTGGGGGGATGATTAACACCGGTAACACTGTTGCCCGACTGACACGAAGCCTGTCCCTTGTTAACGCTATAATACAACCGGATGGCCTGGCCCACGCAATTGTCTACGCTGAGTCATCGGACGGTACAACCGCGTCAACTCTGTACCTAGATCACTTCAGTGTTGAATTTTATTTGTACCCCGTAAAGACTGGGTATGATCTTCTAGTGCCAGAAAACCCGCGCCGTGACGCTGGCTTAGCGGGGGTACTGTATGTCCGTAGGCAGACTCGTGAAGTTGAAAGCCTGTTTCCAGGTAATGACGAAGATAACGGTATAGTTGTTATTGGGGACTACCTGCCTACACAGGACTACACTACAGTGATGAATCCTGCTGCCCTAGCGGGTGCTGTTGACGTGCTATTAAGTCAGCAGGGATTCGTAACTACTGCCGGAACAAACAAGGCTTACGGTGATAGCAATAGCTACGCTAATGCTATCGCTCGTCTAATGGGTCCTGGTAGCGACTTGAACTATAAAGTTGACCCGCAAAGCCTTGTTAGCACTCAGACCTTTGAAGGGTCATTTTCTTCCGGGGCAATGCGCTACTGGTATATCGAAGCTCCATACAGTACTGGACTTGCAGCGGCCGCTTATACGGATGGCATCCCTAACTGGGCGAAATCAATAACGGAATTCTTAGGAGGGTATCCGGCCCTGGTTCAGTACAACGGTGAATTGCTACTGCGAATTGCCTTTCGCCCTCGTAGTACACTAGGCCCGGTAGGAATCGGTGGAACAACCAGTATTGTTACATTCTACCGCTTGCCAGGCCGCCCACTAGTCAAAATATAAGGAGGATCACTGCATGGATAACATTACATTTAGCCGCACCGATCACACCGTAACCGGGCTTAACCGCCCGCCCGGTCCTTTTGAATATTCTTTGACTCTTCCCTTTCCGATCACGGTCACGAAGTCGATAGCTGGGGTCAACGGAGAGAAACAAAAGATAGACGAGAACGGGCAGCTGCTGTACAAAGGTGACTTGACTGTAGATGATAACGGACTGGAAACATACAACGAAGTTACTACCGCTCGAATCGCTACAGCCTGGGAGGAAGTAAGCCAGGACTATAACCTGGTCAACGAAGACGGCAGCACGACGCCGATCACGAACAAGGCAAAGGTCGCCATAGCCTGGGACGATCTACAGCCGGTTATGGTTCCGAACATCATATACAGCGCGGTATCTTTTGCAGAGCAACCGAGCCTTTTTACCTTCGACGAGCTGAACGCCGCAAAGTGTGCCAGCCTAGAGAAATCCTACAAAGGTAAGCTGCTGCTTTATTATGACGAAGACTTTAGCCTGGAAAACTTCGCCGTTGACCTGGCAGAGCATGCGGCCAATATGGGCGACGGTGTAATTGCGCTTCACCCACGCGGCAAGTGCCGAACGGTCAAGCTGCCGCTAGGGGAAAGTGTGGATAAAGTGCAGCTGTACCTGGAAGCCCAGGACGGGATCACCGTTGAAGTGGGAGCCGCAGTCGGCAACCTAACCGCAGTCGTAGATGGAGCCGCGCAGCTGCCAAGTGCAGCAGACGCCGTATATATTCGCTTTACCAATACCACTGATAGTTATAAAGAGGTTTACGCTTTTGGAATTTTGGCATAAAGGATATTAGATAGCGCCGCATAGGCGTTTTTATTTTGCCCTCGGATCTCCGGGGGCTTTCACTTAGGGGAGATAGATGGGGGAGGGGCAATCGTGACAGAAATGGATGTACTCAAATATTTTTTAACGCAAGGTCCATTCGCGGTATTATTCGTTTGGCTACTGATCTACGTTATGCGCGCGAATAAAGAGAGGGAGGGACGATTGCAGGATCTACTAGGTAAGTTTTCGGAGAAATACGATGTAATAATTGTGGAGCTGCGTGAAATGAAGGAGCGATTTCCGCACAGAAATTAATAATGATATTGAGAGGATGAATCGAAATGGAATGGAATGCAGTAGCGAATTTTATTAAACCGGAATTATTAATCGTTGTGGCGGTCTGCTGGATCTTCGGGTATATGCTTAAGCAAACACCGCGAGTGCCGGACTGGACAATCATTTATGTGGTCACTTTAGTTGCAATTATCTTAGTCGTACTGATTACTGGCTTTAACGTGGATAGTGTACTTCAAGCGATATTATGTAGTGCAGTAGCTGTGTACGGTAATCAGTTGGTCAAGCAAACCAAAAAAGGTACTGACGAAAGAAAATCTGCATAGGAGGAATGAATATGAGTCGCAAACTATCACAAGTGGGCATTGATCTTATCAAATCATTCGAGGGCTGCCGCCTGAAGGCGTACAAGCCCGTACCGACAGAAATATACTACACAATTGGATGGGGCCACTATGGCCCCGATGTCAAAGAAGGAATGTCCATCACGCAGACAAAGGCTGACAGCATGTTAGTTTCCGATCTAGCAAAGTACGAATCTTATGTTAATAATCCAGACTATGTGCCGGTTACCGCGCTGCTTAATCAGAATCAATTTGATGCTCTGGTAAGCTTCTGCTACAACTGCGGCAACGGTAGCTTAAAAAAACTTTGTGTTGGTCGGACGATAACAGAGATCACTCAAAACATCACTAAGTATAACAAGGGTGGAGGTAACGTACTGGCGGGGTTGGTGCGTCGTCGCAAGGCTGAGTTGGATCTATTCAATAAGACCGTAGAGGCGGTCAAGGAGGTAGAGACATTGGAACTGACTACTTATCAGTGGAATACGTTGCGTGTTCAGGTTAAGGCGTTGCTAGACGAAGGTAAAATCAATGACACATCGTGGTTAAGTAAGATTGATAAAAAGACGCTGACAATATCAGAACTTACATGGCTGACGTTTACAGTTGCTAAAAAATAAGAAACAGGAGACTATCAAAATCTCAAGCGATTGGGATTTTGCCCACTGGCTTCGGCTGGTGGGCTTTTTTCTATTCTGATGTTTCTCCTACAATTCTCAACCGAACTACGCGAGAAACACTTTCCACCTCTTTGTAAGGCAACCAGACTGTTTCCTCAATTGTATTGATTTTTAATCTCTCCGGATCTGCTGACACCTCAGCAATTCCTTTTATTTTATCCCCGTTTTTGAGCCACACAACAACCATTTCCTTCCTAATAGCTGCAACCTTCAAGCTTTGCTTTAGTTTCTTATCCATAGCGTTCTCCTCGGCGGTTTTGATCATTATAAATTAATATTTGGATTTTTGAAATAAATTACATTGATTAGCGAACGAATGTTTGGTTATAATACAAACAAATGTTCTTGTTTTCGGATGCAGTTAATGGAGGGGTATGCTTGAGCAAACTGGACAATAATGAAAGATGGAAAACGAAGATGATCATGACCGAGCATGTTGAGCAGTACGAGGAACAGCAGCGTGAGAACCCAAATAAAATGATAACTACGGAGGAACGCACGATGGTTCGAGACCTCATTTTGCTTCCCTACATAGATACAATGGTCGGCAAGAGCCTGAAGGAACTCGAACACTCCAGCAGCATAATGAAACGTACCTTTTTGATGGCTGGCGAAGCCATACAGCGCCGGATCATGCAGGATACCTATCAACTGCAAAAAGAGCTGAAGCAGCGGAATATCAAAATGCTGGCAGATGAGCAAGATGAATTTATCACGTATTACAAAATCTTTTGCCGAGGATATCAGGAACGCTTTGGATTAACTCGTGATGTTATGCGGACAGAAATCAGCCTACGGCTAACCAAATACACATCAGAACTTGGAAGCATCTTAAAAGAGCACCTGAAATAACGAAATCCCGTCAACCATAATTGGTCGGCGGGATTTTCATTAAATCGCATATGATACAGCAATGATAAGAAGAATGATCGTGCCAAGTATTTTGAATATTTTTTTGTTTATTTTCGCTCTATGTTCCAATTGTTCAGGGGTTAATCTGTTAACAATTGGTGGTGGGGTTTGTAATGTTCGAGATTGAGACACTTTCCCAATTTTCCGAGAATAGGATAATCCAGTTCCGGGAATTGAGACTGTAGCTCGTTTGCCATTTTGTCCAATGCTTATCCTAGCAGCTTTTCCACCTGCGCTAATTCCAATACCTCGTTTACCTACACTTATCCTCATTCCGCCACCTATAGATTTCCGCAT